ACCTGAATACCCTCGTTCACTTGGTCTGTGAAAGTAGTGTTGGTCGGCGCGTCAGATGCAGCGCGCTGGTAGTAAAGCTGCGCGCCCGCTGACACGTTACCCAAGCCCACCACGCCCGCGTACTGTCGGTTCAATACGCCAGCACTTGAGAACTCCGACCAGCCGCCGTCACGCAGCATCTGGCGAGTGGCGTCCGTTGCGGGTTTCCAGCCACTAAACGTACTGCCATCCGTGCCGAATTGAAACTGACCCGATAACGCGTCAATCGCATACATCGGGAACGGGCTGTCCTGGTACGTGACTGTGGCCCACAATTCGACAAACTTGGAGTACAGCGCCTGCAGCGTCACGCCGTCTTTGGCTACCAAGTTGCCTGCAACGTTTAAGGTAAAGGTCTTGGCCGCTTCATCAATTGTCAGTTCGGTGCCAACAACAAGGCCAGCGCGGGAGGTAATTTTTGCCATGATATTTCCTTATGAGTAATTTCTGTCCGCTGTTTGCGCGACGGGGAGACTTGCATTGCTCGCGGTCAGTGGGTAATTGCGGATGTACAGCGGCACGCAGCCAGGCTTAATGATTCCGATGTCCACGTTCTGGATCGTTTCATACACATAGTTGTAGGTCGTGCCAGCGTTGGCATCTACGGCCGTCAAGATGGTTGATGTGCCGGCCTGCAAGATCACAATGTCGCTGCCCGCCACCAGTCCAGTCAAAGTCAGTGTCACCACATTCAGCGGGTACAGCGTGCCCTTTCGCGCAGCTGCCGTCGTTGTCATGGCCACGCGCATATTGGTGATGGCGTTAGTAGCGTTGGCAACTGCACAAGTCGCCAGAATCTTGAGCCTAAAACCCGTTGTGCTTGTGATGGTCTGCGCTATCAAATTAGCAGCAACCAGATTTAGCCAAGCGCCGCCATACCCGCTGCCAGTGTCGATTTGAAATTCAATAGTGTGGTTGCCCCAGCGGTTGGATGCGAACACCAGGTTGTTGCCTACAAAAGTTGGCGCGGTATTGGTAAAAGCTGTGTAGCCGACTGCAAAGTACGGCATTTCCCACGTCACCTGATCGCCCACTTTGGTCAACAGCACAGAGCCGCCTGAGTTGAACTGTGGCGAACCGCCAGTGACGGTGCACTGTGCAGCGCTTGATGCGGTTGGCTCGTTGCAAGTGATCTCGGCAAAACCTGCTGTCTGGCTTGTGTATCGGGTCTTCCAGTGGCTGCCGTACACCGATGTCTGTCCCGTGGTGGCGCTGGTCATCTGCACGTTCTTTTCAACGGCGTTTAGGCCTGCCATGACACTGGTGTCAGCGGTGTCGCCTGAGACGTTTTCAATCAGGATGTTGTTGTCAGAGTTGACGAATGAATATGGCCCGCTGCGCGTATTGCTCAGGTACATACGCTTGACAGTAATACCGTCGTTGTTGCCTGCGCCATTGACACCCAAGCCCGTAATCGCTGCGTTCAGCACAAGCGGCGTGTCGTAGTCAGTTCCGATGTTTTGGATGGTGGTCTTGTAACTAGCGGAGACCTGTACCAGTCCCGCATAGGGGCCGACAGCAGGCAGTGGCAGGCTGTAGCCGTTGACCGCATTCCCCGAACTGGCGGCATAGAACTCAATACCGTAAACAGGGTTGGTGCCGTTCGTGGTCGTCGTGCTGTTGTCGTAGTACGCAAAATTGTTGAAAACGCACCGCTGGGCGGCGTTCATGAGCACGCGGCTGCCCGTAATGATGATGTTGTTGAACACGCAGTCAACCGCTGCCGTGCTGTTTATCGCGCTGGTATTTGTGCCTCGGGTCGAGATCGAGCGCAAATGCACATTTTCAAATGTGATGCCGGTCACATAGTTGATCACCGCCATGTTCAGGTTGTTGCCCAGCGTGGCCCGGTTTATCAGCGTGTTCTTGACGGTGCCGCCCGCGAAGCAAGAAATGATCTGTAGCCCGGTGTTGCCCGCCTGTAGCTGAGTAGGCGACACGATGCAGTCGTCCACATCCAGGGGAGAGGCAATCTCATAAAGCAGCATCGCGTCGGCAATAGCACAGCCCTTGTATTTGACGTAAAACGCTTGCTGAAAATTCATGTACCACTGGCTGGCCACCCCGCGCAGGTCAAAGTAGCCTGCGCCTGTGGTGATGAACTCTTGCCTTGTACCAATCGTGGTGTTGGGAAGAATACGTGGGCCACTGCCTGACACGGTACGGGTGCAGTTGGTCAAGATGACTGCTGGTATGCGGACCCGGCAGCCCGCTGGCGGGAGCCAGAATACATTGTTGGTGCCGTCGCTGCCCAGCCGGATGCCTGCCGTGGTCTGTAAAAACACTTTCATGGATACGTCAGCACGGTAAGTCGCAAACGCGCCGGATGTACCGACGCTGGCGTATGGCTCGTACACGCCAGAGCCCGGGGCTGATTCAACCCACACACCGGGAAAAATCCCTGCGGCCGTCGCTGTGGTTGGGCACGGCAATACTTGCGTGCGCGTGCCGTCAGTCACACCAAGCTCAAACCAGGCTTCAACGCTTGTGACTTTGCCGATTCGAGGCACAGTGATGGTGGCGGTGTCAGGGCCGCGCACTTCTATCCAGCCCTGCACGTCCGCGCCCGAGCAAGTTGCTGTTACGCCTGTAAGCGCGCCTGCGGCAAAGTTACCACCGGCTTTGCCGCCGATTTTGATAAAGCCTGTAGCAGGAATTGCGATACCGGGCACGATAGGTTCTGACTGCCAATTCGCCCATGCGCCCAAGAACACGCCCGATACCGCGCCTTGACTGATAGCCGCGCCATAGGCTGGTGAGTTTCCACTGCCTGCGGTGTAGGCCACTACGCGCACGTAAGTGGGGTCAAAGCGCAGCTCACCGCCCACACCGGTAAAGCTGACGGTATCAAGTGATCCAAAGGCCACCGAATGATTTGGGCATGCGTAGGTGTCGGTGCGGACAGTCAGCACCGCGCCAGCGCTCAAGGTATATGTGTCGAGCGTAGCGTTGACTGAACCGCCCGTCTGGGCGTCAAAGTTGGTGTTTGTGGCGACTGTGAAGGCGGTCATGTTTTACCGCCTTATTTGTTTTTATGCTCAGTCACAGTACGCAAGATCTCGCCCGTAGCGTCGTCGCGCTCATGCGTAGCCACAGACTTGACGGGCGAGTTGACGATGACTTGTGTTTCGCCTGCTTGGGCAGTGACTTCGTTGGTGATGTTGACTATCGGGGCCTCGGCGCGCACTTCAATTGGCGTGGGGTTGACGTGTACGCGCACCTCGGGTGCAGGCGTCTGCACAACTATTTGTTGGGTTGGCAACTCGTTGTGCACCTCAACCCGAGCGGGCTCGACCGTCACGTCAACCGGGGCGGTGTGCAAATGGATGGTAGGCTGCTGGCTGCGGTTGGCTACGTCGCGCATGGTGCTTTCAATACCCGCCAGGCGGTGGTGCATGGCCTCGGCATCGTCGCTGCGCTTTGGCGCGGCTGCTGGCGCTGCTGGTGCCGGGTTGCCTTGCTTGTAGCCTTGCAGGGCAAGCATGGTTTCTAACATGCCAGACGCTTCCATTTGCTTGGCAAAGGCTGACCAATCTGCAATGAATTTTTTGGGCTCGTAGTTGCGGCGGCGCAAGGCCTCGGGCCAGGAGTCCAGGCCGTTGGCTATGGCGGCGGCTTCGGCTTCGATGTCGGTTTTGGGGTCAACGTAGTCCCATTTGGGCACGGACCATTCAAGGTTGACGGGTAGCGCTTGCGGTATGACGCCAGATTCACGGCCCGCCTCAATGGCCCATGCAATGATTTTTTCAAGCATCGGCACAACGTGGTTCCATTGGTGGGCAGACGCGGCCCGGCGCAGTTCAATGATTTTGACGCGGGTGTTTGAAAAGTTGTTTTGGCTGCCGTCGCCCGTCATTTGCTCATACGTCACGCCCAGGCCGCTGGCGATGAGGTGGGCTTCCCACTTCATGGTATCTACGTAGCCGGGCGGTGCGCTAGGCGTGATGGTGGTGTAGTCCATCCCCGGAGCGCCTTGTATGATGCTGCCGCCTGACAGACTGCCGACAATGCCGGTGGCGTTTTTGTCGGCCTGGCTGTTTTCTTCAGTCGTGGGGGGTGGTGGTGCCTCGCTGCTATCAAGGCGCTGGCTGCCAATAACGCCCAGGCGGCTTTCGAGGTTCTTGCGGGCGCGCTCTGCGTCTTCATAAACGCTAACGTCGCGCACGCGGGCAATGACTGAGTGCAGATCGCTGACGCCACGCCCTTGGCCTGGGCGCTTGGGGGTGTAGTAGTGGATGATGGATTCAGCAGGCACGCGCACACTGCCGCGCACTTGCAATAGGTTGACCATCTCACCAGGGTGCTGGCTGTAGAGCCAATAGGCTGCAGGCCTGCCTATGACGTCGTATTCGATACCGTTGATGGTGGTGTTGGGGCCTGCAACGCCTTGGCGGGATTCGTCCAGCCAGTCAATCTCAAGCACCTGAACCTGCACGGGCAGCGCCAGGCCGTCTTCAAGGCGGCGGCGGCGGCGGCGTATCAGGCATTCACCGTCGATGACGGCGGTGCGCTCAATCAGCGAAGTGAGGGCGGCAAATTCAAGCCTACCGTCAGCGTCGCATTCTTTAAAAAAGCGCTTGAGCAGCGCTTCGATTTTGGCTTGCTGCGGTTGTTCGTCTGGCACGCGGGGGAAGATGCCTTCGCCAATGTGCGTGGCGACTTTGGCATCGACCGCGCTTTTGACGTAGGGGACGTTTTCATACTGCGCCCGGGCACGAAACCGCAGCTCTGGACCGTCTGCCATCAGGTTGGCGTTGGCGCTGGCTCCCCGGCGTTTGACGTTCCAGCCGTCTTTTTTGCTTGCGCCTTCGTAGGCTCTAGTGGCGTGGTCTAGCAGCACGCGGCTGCGGACACGGTTAAGGGCAAACGCGGGCGCGACAGCGCCGAGCGCGCGGTCAAAAAAATTGAGTTTGGGCTTAGGCTTGGTCATTCGCGGATGGTGGTAAAGGCCACGCGATAAGCGCCGCGCCTGCTGGTTGACGCAATGGCCGCAGCGTTGTCGATCTGCGTCTTGATAAATTCACGCTGCTGCATCAACTCAGGCACAGAGCGGTAAGTGACGCGCCGGCCGTTATGCTCGACCGTCAGTTCGCCCGCAGCAATGCAGGCGTCGAGGCTGTTAAGGTCGGTTTGGGAGTAGGCCATATTGGTCGTGGTTGAGGGCTGTGCCGGTCCCTGAATTTGGCCTTGAAATTTGTTCTAAAACTAGAAAAAATTGAGACACTTTGCTTTTGGCTGCTACTTGCAAGCTGCTTTAAGGTGGCGGTACACCGACCCCCGGCTGATGCCCAACTCACGCGCCACGGTGGTGGCGTTGCGGCCATTCCACAGGCCAAGCACGCGCTGCGTCAGGTCTGTGGCGCTGCGCTTGGCCACGTAGTAGCTCTCCCCGCCAAACTCTTTGCGTAGGCTGGCTTTGGTTTTGGCTTCATGGCCTGCCAACTCGGGGTGTTCTTGCAGCAAGAACCTGAAAATGTCGTCGATCAGGTCGGGCTCCTGGCTAAGCAGCGCGTCTAGTTTGGGCGTTTGGCTTTTGGTTGTAGCGGTTTTTTCTGGCTTCATAGGATTACCACTCGCGGTTAAAGGTGGACGTGAAAGGCTGGCGTTTGGGCGGCTGTTGTTCGCTTTGTTTTTGATAGCTGCTTGCGCCCGTATCGCTTGGGCTATAGGCTGAAACGGGCGTGGTTTCTGGCTGTTTTGCAAACAGGTCGGGCTCCCGCGGGGCAACGCGCTGTTGGCGTTTGGCCCAGCTGCCTTCTTTGAAGGTGGGCATGCCGAGGTAGCAGGCGGCTGCGTAGGCGTAGACCATGCAGTCAAGGGCTTCATTGCGCTTGTGGTTGGGCTTGAACCATTCAAGCCTGGCGTGGCCTTTGACGTATTTGGTCACCAGGCGCTCAGCGGTCATTTGCTCAAATTCGTCGGTTTCTTTTAAGTCAGCAGGCAGGTGCACGTAACCGCCGCCGGGCTCGGTCATGCGCAGGCGGCCATACAAAAGGTGCTTGATGGTGTCGACGCCGACGGTCCACAATTTCAGGCCACGCGCTTGGGTCTTGCCGCGCCAGGTGACGTCGACATTGGACGGCTTGCCCAGCGGTGCTTTTGCGCCCTGGCTGGCGGTGCGGCCAATGATGGCCAGCACATGGGCGTGGGCGTGGGCACGGCAGTACACATACACGGCCTGGGTGTTGTGGCCAGCGGAGTCGATGCAGGTGGCTTCAATCATCAACTGCGAGCCGCTGGCGTGTAGCACAGGGGTGCGGCGTATGGCCGACAGCGCGGCCCACGGGGAGCCCTCGGCGGCTTCTTCAAGGTTGGGGTCGCCATAAATGATGTGGCGCTGCACCAGCCAGCTTTCCTCACCCCGGCCCCAGGCCCAGATCCGGGCCTCAAGGCGGTCGGGCTGGGTGTCAACGCCCATGCAAATCATCAAGCCGCGCATGGGCACCACGCCCAGCTCGTAGGGCTCGGCACGGCGGGCTAGCTCATGGTGCTGGACTTTGTCGCCCTGCTCTTCCCAGGTCTCGGCCAGCCGCGTGTTGATAAAGGCGCGCAGCTTGGTCTGGTCGCCCTGGTTGGCGGCGGTGCGAGCGTCGACCCATTCACTGACCAGCACCGACCAGCTGAGCCAGCCGAGAGGGCTGTAAAGGCTGTTGAGGTGATAGCCGCGCATGTGGGCGCGGGTGTCGGGCTTGGTGGCAACCCACTGGCCACCGTCTAGCATGGCGGGTTTGTTGTGCTCGGCAATGCGCACGCCGCAAGCGCTGCACACGTAGTGGGCGGTGTGCGGCAGGGCGCGACCGTCTTCAGACTTGTCCCAGTGCAGGCCGTGCGGTTTGCCCGCGCCCCACACCAGCGGCTGCATGTGGCCACAGTCAGGGCATGGCACTTCAAAAAAACGCTGGTCGGTTTTTTCAAAAGCGGCTTCGATACGGCTGAAGTCTTTGGTGGTGGGCGTGCTGGTTTTCAGGCGCTTGCGACGGCTGAAGGTGGACTGGCGCGCTTCAGCCAGGCTGATCGGGTCGCCTTCACCATCAACGTCGTGCGGGTAGGCGTCAATCTCATCAAAAAAGATGTCTCGGATCGGCATCGAGCGCAGGCCTGCTGCGCTGTTGGCACCGGCCAGGGCAAGAAAGCCGCCCGCGTATTCCTTCAGCAGCGTGGTGTTGGCGTCGTCGCGGCTGCGGTTGTCGCGTACTTTTTTCCGCAGTGCGGGGGACTCTTCGATCATTGGCGTCAGGCGCTGGCGGCTGTAGCGCTTGGCGGTGTCAATCGTCGGCTGCACCACCATCACCGGGCCGGGCTGCAAGTCGATCAGGTAGCCCAGCCAGTTGCCGCCGATGGTGGTCTTGCTG